CGGCGTATGATAAATATTCTACACAATTTGCAGCAGGTATGGGTCCTACAGGAACTAAGCCTGGGACTACACAAAGTTATAATGCAAATTTAAATGCTTTAAATACAATAGCTCAAAATGCGATTACGCCCGAAGAAAGGTTAGCAGCTAATCATGTAGCTCAAGATATACAAATGAGTAGAATATCTGAGCAAAGTTTGGGTTCTTCTTATGATAACAGAAGTATAGCTGAACAAGCAGAGCTAGAAAGAGGATTTGATGTTGATGAGACGTTTGGAAGTGGTAAGAACCCTGGACAAAGAGAAGTAGATAACAACTTTTCTGATAGAGGGCAGAATGCTGTTAATTCAAATGGTGGTAGTGTCGGCACAGGAAGAACAGATAACGGCAGTAAATACAGTATAAACTCTAACGGCACATTTACTTTTTCAAATGGAACAACCACAAATGTTACGGACAGAAATGGTAATCCTATAAATGACCCTGATGCTGATAAAGCAGGTCCTGACCAAACTAATCCTGAAGCCTATGGAAGAGGAGCAGCAGATAAAGCAGGAGGCATAGATACACCTGGTGCTTCAGCAACTGCAGGTACAAGTCCTGGAACAAGTTACGCTGATGATGCCCAAGCATCTGAAAGTAGTAGCAGTAAAATAGTTTGTACAGAGATGTATAGACAGACCCAACTTGATGACTGGGCACAAGCTATGAAAACTTGGTACATTTATCAGAAAAAATACTTGACACCTATACATGAAATAGGGTATCATTCATTATTCAAACCTTTTGTTCGTGGTATGAAGGTTAATAGGGCACTAACAAACTTAGGTGCTTACCTTGCCGAAGAACGAACAAAACACCTTAGACATGTTTTAACAAAAGGCAAATCCAAAGACAGTGTAGTTGGAAATGTGTTTTGTAAAATAATCCATCCTATAGTTTACTTAGTAGGATTGGCAGTTCATAAAAAATAATTTATGAATTAATACACTAGCTACTTATCCCCCAATAATGGCTACGATAACCCTAGGAGAAATAATATGGCTGATATAGCTGTAGAACAAAAAATAGTTAAAACCCCAATAAGATATAAACGTAACGATGATAAAGAAGCGTTAGAGTTAGAAAAGAATATAAAAGAAAGAGATGAGGCTTTAGGCAAAGCTCAGGAAGAAGCAAAAGATGTTGCTGAAACAGAATCTCTAGCACCTGAAGAAAAAACTTTTAAAAAAAGATATGGTGACTTAAGAAGGCACATCCAGGAAAAAGAAAAAACTTATCAAGATGAGATATTTAAATTAAAGCAACAACTAACAGATACAGCAACTAAAGAAATAAACCTACCAAAGTCTGATGAAGAGATTGCTCAATGGTCTCAAGAGTATCCTGATGTTGCTAAGATTGTAGAAAGTATTGCTACAAAGAAAGCGAAAGAATTAGATTCTACATTAGAAGAAAGAATGAAATTAATTGCAGATAGAGAGGCACAAGCTACTCGTGCCACTGCAGAAGCAGAACTTATGAGAATACATCCTGATTTTGATACAATTAGAAACGACCAAGAGTTTCATGATTGGGTTGAAGTACAACCTAGATGGGTTCAACAGGCTTTATATGAAAATGAAAGCGATTCTAAATCTGCAGCAAGAGCAATAGATTTATATAAAATAGATATGGGAATAACAGATACTCCCACTAAAAAGAAACCAGATGCTTCTAAGGAAGCTGCAAAAGCTGTAACTAGAGGGGCATCCAATGCACCTGCAGCTAGTAAAACAGGACAAGCAAATCAGATTAAAGAGTCTGATGTAGCTAAAATGAAACCACATGAGTTTGCGAAAAATGAGGAAAGAATACAAGAAGCCATTCAATCAGGCAACTTTATATATGATATAAGCCGACGTGCTTAATATTTTTCTTTACTTTTTAAAATTTATGTGTTATAAAATGTATAAATAGCAGCCCATCTTTTTGATGACTACCTTGCTTAACACATTTTCACGATTTATACTAAGAAAAACTACCTAGTTTAAGTTAGCCCCACTACGGACACCTAACAGTTACTAGCCTTTTGATTGTGTATGCACTCGTATTTTAATATTAGCCAAGGAGGATAACATGGCTTTCCAAACTGCGGCTGGATACGGGAATTTACCTAATGGCAATTTTAGTCCCATTATTTACTCCCAAAAGGTTCAGCAAGCTTTTCGTAAAACCTCTGTTGTAGAATCAATCACAAATAGTGACTACTTTGGAGAGATTGCGAATTATGGTGATACTGTAAAAATTATCAAAGAACCAGAAATCACTGTAAAAGAATACGCCCGTGGTGTTAACATTCAACCACAAGACCTAGACGATGAGGATTTTTCTCTTATCGTAGATAAGGCAAACTACTTTGCTTTCAAAGTTGATGACATTGAAGAAGCTCATAGTCATGTAAACTTTGAGTCAATGGCTTCTGACAGAGCTGGATATAGACTTCGTGACCAACACGACCAAGAAGTTCTTGGTTATTTGTCAGGTTTCAAGCAATCTTCTCTAAATGCAGTAGCAGGAACTACTAATGATACTGTAAATGGTACAAAAGCTGTTTCAACTGCAGGTTCAGATGAACTGTTGACAAGCATGAAGCTAAAGAAGGGTGACTTCGGTAACATCACTACTGCTAGTGCTGATGACCACTCCATCCCACTAGCTCCAAGAATGCCAGGTGCTACAGCTCAAGCAACAGCAACTGCTACACCATTGCAAGTTATTGCAAGAATGGGCAGACTGCTAGATACACAGTTTGTAGACACAGAAGGTAGATGGTTAGTTCTACATCCAACTTTCGTTGAAATCTTAAAAGATGAAGATTCAAGACTTCTCAATGCAGATTTCGGTGAGTCAGGAGGATTAAGAAGCGGATTGTCAATAGGTTCATTACATGGTTTTGATATCTATATGTCAAATAACCTACCTGCCGTTGGCACAGGACCAGGAACTTCAGGTTCTGCTAACCAAAACTCAAACTATGGAGTTATTGTAGCTGGTCATTCTTCATCAGTAGCAACAGCTTCGCAGATAACAAAGACAGAGTCTTATAGAGACCCTGATTCTTTCGCAGACATCGTAAGAGGTATGCATTTATATGGCAGAAAGATTCTTCGTCCAGAAGCAATCGTTACTGCTAAATATAACGTAGCGTAAGGGAGGTATAAATGGCAACTTATGATTTAACTTCTAAAGACACCACTGGTGTATCTTCCGACTCTATTGTGGCTATGCCATCAGCTAAAAATACTAATGTCATGAGAAATATTGAGGCTTATCTCGATATTGATGCATTAGTTGCAGCAGGTGGTAGTTATTCAGCAGGAGATGTGTTTCAAGTTCTTGAAATACCTGCGAATACACTAGTACTAAATTCAGGTGCAGAAGTAATGAAAGCATTTACTTCAAGTTGTACTCTTGATTTAGACTTTGCTGGTGGCGATGACATCGTTGATGGTGCTGATATTACATCTACAGGCTTTTGTGCCGCAGGTACTAATGGTCAGACCAACACTATTGTAGGAAGTGCTGCTTCAACGTATACTCAATTTATCACTACTACTGATACTATTGATGCTACGATTGCAGGAGCTGCTCCAGCAACAGGCAGACTTAGAGTTTATGCAACTGTTATTGATTTAGCAGGTCATGGACTAGATGATAAGCCTACTGACGTTGATAGAGACCAACTCGCTTAAATTTTTTATAAAGGGCTGCTTTAGGGTAGCCCTTTATTTTAAGGACAATAATGGCTCAGACTTTTCTTACATTAACAAATAGTGTTTTATCTCGTATGAATGAAGTTCAATTAACTTCAGCTACTTTTGCTACATCTAGGGGTATACAAACACAAGCTAAGAATGCAGTTAATGAGACAATAAGATATATTAATCAAAAAGAATTTAGTTACCCATTTAATCACGCAACTAATACTGAAACATTAGTTCCAGGGACAGTAAAATATACTTTACCTGCATCAACAAAGCATGTAGATTATAATACTGCTAGAATCGTCAAGGATTCTACATTAGGTACATCTGGAGTAAACTTAAGCACTTTATCCTATAATGAATATATTGCTAATAATGTAGAGCAAGAAGATGAGATAAAGACAACTACCACAAGCACCACACATACAGATAGCGTAACAACTATAACTGTAGCCAGTACTTCTGGCTTTTCTGCTTCTGGTACATTATACATTGCTAATGAACAAATAACTTATACCGCTATAGGCTCTAGTACAACATTTACAGGATGCACTAGAGGGGCAAATAGCACAACAGCGGCTTCCATAGCTAGTGGAGTTCAAGTAGCACAATTTGATAATGGGGGAGTGCCCTCACATATTGTAAGAACATTAGATAACAATTACATTCTGTACCCTTTTCCAAATAAAGCATACACATTAAAATTTGATTACTTTACTTTCCCAAGCGATTTATCTGCTTATGATGACACAACAACAATACCCGACAGGTTCGCCCCAGTTATAATAGATGGAGCAACTGCATACAGTTATCAATATCGTGGAGAAATAGAACAGTATCAATTAAACTTTGCTAGATTTGAGCAAGGTATAAAGAACATGCAAACACTACTTGTTAATAAATACGAGTATGTAAGGTCTACCGTAATATTAAAACCTACAAGCATGGCGGGATATTTTAGTACCGAAACGACAACATAATGCCAGACTTATCAAGAATACAACCTTCTGCGTTTACTTGTGAAGGTGGTTTAGTACTAAACAAATCGACCTTTATGATGCAACCGGGTGAAGCCTTAGAGCTAGAGAACTTTGAGCCTGATATAACTGGTGGCTACAGACGAATAAATGGATTCAGTAAATATGTAACAGGCGTTGTACCACAAACTGCATCATCTACTGAGAAGGTTTTAATGGTGGCTACCTTTGGTAGTAAAGTGTTAGCAGCTAGAGGTGAGAGCATTTATAGTGCAGACCCGGGTGGCTCAACGTGGACTAGTATAGATAGTGGTAGAACAGGTGCTTTAAAGTATAGGTTTGAAAGATATAACTATGATAACACAGATAAGATTATAGTCGTTGATGGTGTTAATGCACCGACTATATTTAACTCTTCTTTAACAGCTTCAGATGTTTCAGAATCTGCTGTTGCAGGTGCTAAACATGTAGCATCATTTAGAGACCACATGTTTTATTCAGGTATGTCAAGTACTCCACAGGAACTAGTATTTAGTAAACCGTTTGATGAAGATGATTTTTCAAGTGGTGCAGGTTCAGGCTCTATTGCAGTTGATGATAATATTGTAGGTACCAAAGTTTTCCGAGATAGCTTATTTATTTTTTGTGAAAATAGAATATTTAAGTTGGCAGGTTCATCTGTATCTGACTTTACAATGACAGATGTGACAAGAGACATAGGATGTATAAATGGTGACACTATTCAAGAATTTGCAGGTGACCTTATATTCCTTGGTCCTGACGGTTTAAGAACCATTGCAGGTACAGCTAGAATTGGTGACGTGGAGTTGGGCACTATAAGCTCTAATGTGCAGTCTATATTTAATGAAAACATATCTAGTGCATCAGAGTTTGACAGTATAGTTATACCAGATAAGACACAATACAGAATATTCTTCACTAAAAGTGGTACTGTAGATAATCAAACTAAGGGTATCATATGTTCTCTTAGAGGAGAGAAGTTTGAGTTTGCTGAGATTAGAGGAATAAAACCTGCTAGCACTGACCATTTCGTAGATGACGGTGATGTAATTGTTCTACATGGTGGATACTCAGATGGGTATGTTTATAGGCAAGAACAAGGTAGTACCTTTGATGGTGTTAACATAGCAGGTAAATACAGAAGTCCTGATTTAACTTTTGATGACCCGGGCATAAGAAAACATATGCAACGTGTCATAATAAACTATAAGCCTGAAGCAGCTATAGATGCTGATTTGTTTCTAAGGTATGACTACGAAGATAAAAATGCACCAAGACCTGCTGCATATCCGTTAGACTCAGAAGATGTTGTTGCTATATATGGTACATCAGTTTATGGAGTACCTACATATGGTGGAGCATCACAACCATTACTTAGACAGGCAGTAGAAGGTTCAGGTTTTGCTGTAGCATTAAGAGTTAGGGATGGTACAGGAAGTGCACCATATTCACTTAAAGGTTTTCAGTTAGAATATCAATTAGGGGCAAGAAGATAAATGGGAGCTACATACACTAGACAATCCTCGTACACAGATGGAGACATAATCACTGCATCTCATACCAATGATGAGTTCAACCAGTTATTAGCTGCCTTCGCTGCAAGTACAGGACACACTCATGATGGTACGACTGCTGAAGGGGGTCCTATTACAAAGATGCTTGGTACATCTCTTACATTAGGAGATGGTACAGCAGGCACAGATATAACTGTTACATTTGATGGTGAGTCAAATGATGGTGTCCTTAAATGGATGGAAGATGAGGATTATTTTGAGTTCAGTGATGATATACTTATTGCTTCTACAGAGAAGCTACAATTCAGAGACACAGCTATATACATCAACTCAAGTGCCGATGGACAACTTGACATTGTTGCCGACACAGAAGTCCAAATAGCTGCCACAACTATTGACATAAATGGTGATGCCGATGTATCAGGAACACTTACATATGGTAGCTTATCTGATGGCTCTATAACTATTACAGCATTTGTAGATGAAGATAACATGGCATCTGACAGTGCTACTCTTGTACCTACACAACAATCTGTAAAGGCATATGTAGATGCACAAGTAACTGCTCAAGACCTAGACTTCCAAGCAGATAGTGGTGGTGCACTAAACATAGACTTAGATAGTGAGACACTTACTTTCACAGGTGGCACAGGTATTGATACAAGTGGTAGTTCTAATACTGTTACATTTGCAATAGATTCTACTGTAGCTACTCTAACAGGCACACAAACATTTACAAATAAGACACTTACAAGTGCTGTACTAAACGGAACAATATCAGGTACATCAATTAAAGATGAAGATGATATGACTTCTGATTCTGCTAGTCATTTAGCTACTCAGCAATCAATTAAAGCATATGTAGATGCTCAAGTAACTGCACAGGACTTAGACTTTCAAGGTGACTCAGGTGGAGCATTAAGCATTGACTTAGACAGCGAAACCTTAGACATTGCAGGTGGTACAGGTATTGATACTTCAGGTTCAGGTAATACACTTACTGTAGCCATTGACAGTACTGTTGCTACACTTACAGGTACACAGACACTTACTAATAAAACACTTACAACTCCTACCATAAGCAGTATCACAAACTCAGGTACTATTACTTTACCTACATCTAGTGACACTCTTGTTGGTCGTGCTACTACGGATACTCTTACAAACAAAACTATAAATACTGCAAGTAATACAATCACTGTTGTTGAAGCAGACATATCTGACTTACAGTCTTACATCTTAGCAGGTTCTACTGATACACTTACAAACAAAACAATAGATGTAGACAATAACACAGTGTCTAACATTGAGGTAGATAACTTCAAAGGTACTGCCATTGTAACTGAAGCAGAAGGTATTAGTTCTAGTGACAATGATACATCATTACCTACATCAGCCGCTGTTAAAGATTATGTAGACACAACAGTTGCTAACTCAGATACATTAGCAGAACTTACAGACACTAATATAACAACTCCTGCAGATGCTGCCTTGTTATTCTATGATACAGGAACATCTAAGTGGATAGATAATGTAGTATCAGGTGATATCACAATAGCTGATACAGGTGTGGCTGCAATAGGCTCAGGTGTTGTTGTTAATGCAGACATTAATGCAAGTGCTGCTATTGATGCTACAAAGATACATGATGGCACAGTAGACAATACTGAGTTTGGATATTTGAATGGTGTGACTTCAGCTAT